AAAAATTAAAGTATAAATATAAAAGGGGTGATTCTCTTAAGTTTTATACCTTGAGTAAACTTTATATTTTATTCGATATGTTTATATATCCTAGTCCCCCCTTAACAATCCCCTTTTTACCCCCTAATAATACCCCCTTATAGGGGTATATTATTTAAAGGGTGGTTTAAAAGTATATGATATAATAAAATAGAGTAGATCTCTTGCCTACTAATACTCGAGTGAGTTTTACTTATAACTACAATACTTATAACTAACAAACAAGGATGAGGGTAACAAAAACACAATTATTAATACAGAAGAATGCCATATCCAATATATTTTACTTTGCTAACCTAGCTTACATTGTCCATCCCACTAGAGGAAAAGTACTATTTGAATTATACGACTTCCAGAAAATGGTTCTCTATAATTTCCTCAAACACAGGTTCAATATAGTACTTAAACCTAGACAGATGGGTTTAACTGAGCTAATAGCCCTCTTCACTTTATGGATGGCTATGTACACTTCCCATTATAATATTCAGATAATATCATTAAAGGAAAGGGTAGCTAAGAAACTATTAAAGAGGATAAAACATATCTATGATAATCTTCCTTACATTGTAAAGGTCCCAATTATCAATGGTGTAAAGGGTAGAGGTACTGCTACTGAACTAGTTTTTAAAAACAATTCAGTTATCACATCTATACCAACTACCGAAGATGCTGGTCGTTCAGAAGCAGTATCTTTATTAATAATAGATGAAGCAGCCATTATCAGAAATGCTGATACAATTTGGGCAGCAGCTTTCCCTACTTTATCAACTGGGGGTAGAGCTATCATAAACATAACTGGTGATACCGAGATAATGACTAATCAAGGGCCCGTGAGGGTTGATTCAATAGCTCCCAAGGAGTTTGGGGTAGATAGTATTTCTCACCTGGGTTTACAAGCTGTAACTCATATGGGTGAGTTAAAGGATATCATATACTCAGTAAACAAAGGGGTGTTAGAAACTTGGGAAATCGAAACGGGGGAAGGCAAGATCCTTAAATGCACACCCCAGCATAAGTTGTTAACCTTACAAGGTTGGTGGCCCGTAGAAGATATAATACTAGAGGGTATCCCAATTATAACCTATGATGTTGAATCAATAGAGGTAGACCCAACCCCCAATACCACTAGTGAAGTACCAGAATATGAGGAATGGGTTACAATTATAGGGTTCCCAAAGTATATGATATCAAACTTAGGTAGAGTAATGGTCAAAAGCACAGGTTTAATAAAGAAACCCTTAATAGGCAAGATGGGCTACCATAGGGTATCTTTACACCGTAATAATGCCTCAAAGAAATTCACATTGTCTAGGTTGGTAGCTGAACATTTTATTGGCCCCATACCAGAAGGTTTCATAGTAGACCATATAGATAATAACAGAGATCATAATTATGTAACTAATCTTCAGATCATATCTAATTCTAGCAATGCTCAAAGAGCCCAGAAGTATAGTAGGGGTATCAAACTTGGTACTAGGAACAAAGGAGTAGATTTTACATTAGTAGCTTATATACGGAATTGGGTAAAGGATAATGGGGCTTACCCGGGTTATTCCTTAGATTTAGAACTGGACATTGAGTTAGATCTTGGACTAAGGGTAAACAGGTCCTATATAACTCGGGTTCTACAGGGTAAGATAGTACAATACATCAATACCACTTACATCAAGGTTAACCGGGTATTTAAGGACATGATTTATGATATAACCGTAGCCGATAACGAGTCATATATTGACTCAAATAACTTCATATCACACAATACCCCTTTAGGTATGGGTAATTGGTATCACCAAACTTGGGTTGATGGGTTGTCTGGCTCTAACGGTTTCAATAATATTAAACTTGATTGGAGAATGCATCCAGATAGGCAAGATGATTGGTATGATGATACAGTATTTGACCTAGTAGATATTAAAGATATAGAAGAATTTATAGCTGATAACCCACCAATAGAAACACGATATGATGGAAAGTTATTAATATTCGAAAGACCTAAACCGGGAAAACAATACTTCTTAGGTAGTGATGTTTCAACAGGTAGGGCAAAGGATTATTCCACATTCACTATCTTAGACAAAGCTGGAAATGAAATGGCAGCTTTTAAAGGTAGAGTTCCAACAAACCGATTAGCTTACATAATAGCTGAGGTTGGGAAAGAATATAATTGGGCTTTAGCTGGTGTTGAGGCTAATGACGTTGGAGAAGCAGTTGTAATGGTATTACAGGAACTAGAATATCCAAACATCTATCATACCATTCGATTTGTAAAAGAAAAAGGCCAAACACAACCAAAACAAGAAAGAGTACCTGGTTGGTTCACTACCTCTAAAACAAGGCCAGTAATATTAAATAGTTTAGAAGAGGATGTAAGAGAAGTATCAATAGTATTAAAGAACCCTCACTTCGTAGTAGAAGCATATACATTTATATACGATGAGGCTAATAGGCCAGTAGCAATGAGTAAAGGTGATTATATAGGTAATGGCGATGCAACATATACCGATGATAGTATTATTTGCACAGCTATAGCAAATCACATAAGGAAAGGTAAAACTAATATAATGACATACGCAGCATAATGAAAGTATTCGGAAGAGATATAACATTCAAGGTTACTAAAACAAGTACCCCAAAAGATATTAAAACAGAGCTACCCCGTAGACGGGTAAATGTACCAAACTTCACTGATGATTTTAATGCCATTGTTGGTAATCTGGTGGTTGTTAAGCCCAAGTTCTATTGGGAAATGATCCCTGCTATCAGGAAATTATTTGTTATAAACAGTCCTCTTTCAAGTGCTGTAACTACACTAGTCCAGTTATCTAACACAGGTTTTAAAATAAAACTATCTAATGGCCTAACCCCAGAAAAGAGGAAAGAGATGACCAATCACATTTTGGAAGTATCTCGCAAATGGGGTTTTGGAACTGCTGGGATACATGGTTTAACTGATAAGATATTATACCAATTACTATTAGCAGGTTCCAGTAGTATAGAATGGGTTATAAAGCCAGACCTTTCCGGTATCGATTATCTTAGCTTTATTCCAGGTGAAGAAATAAGGCCAGTATATAACACTAAAACTGGACACTACGAATATTATCAACAAGCTACAACAAGTGTTGTACAATCTAATCTACCAAGTTACAGGAAACTAAACTCATATACATTCCAGTATTATGGGTTAATGAGTGCAGAGGAATCACCAATAGGGATACCCCCTTTTCTTTCTGCTTTGCCCGACATTGTATCGCACAAGAACATGCTAAATAATATAAACTTCATAACCGAACAAGTTGGGTTAATGGGTTTCTTAGAATTACTGATGGATAAACCTCCACAAAACGATGGAGAAAACAATGAAGCTTACAGGAATAGGTTATCTACATTCCTAACAGATGCTAAAAACGCATTAAACGATGGTCTAAAAGACGGGATTATAGCTGGGTATAAAGGTGACCATGAGTTTAATTTCAACTCCATATCCAAAGACCTTGGTCCACTACCCGCTATTTTCTCTCTAGTAAATAAGAGTTTAGCGTCAGGTTTAAAAACACCTTCTGTATTCTTAGAGGGTGGTGATAATAAAACAGAAACTCAAATATCTATAGTATTCACCAAGTTGTTAGCCCAACTAAAGGATATACAAAACATAGTAGCTCATATCTTAGAGTATGGTTTCTGGTTAGAGTTAACCCTAGCTGGTTATGACCCAGAAGGTTTAAAAGTAACATTCGACCCAAGTACTATAACCGATTCTTATAAGAAAGCTCAGACAGATGAGATTAACTCTAGAGTTCAGCATCAACTTTACGCTGATGGTGTTATAGAGTTAGACGATTACGCTATTGCTATGGGATATGACCAAGCAAGTCAAAAAGAACCAAGGGTAGATTTAAACCCTGTCCAAGGTGATATAGACAAAAAGGTAGCAGATGAAACAAAATCTAAGAAAAATAACGAATACGATAAAACAGTAAGAGATACAAAGAAAACTCAACCAAAAAGAAGATAGCTATGCCAGGACTAGAAACATTCATGGATACCCTGACTCTTGTAGCAGGGCACTCACTAATAACCCCAAACCAATCAGAAAAATTTAACTGGTGCAAGGATGGGAGTTGTAAAGTACAAAATAAAGATAATATAAATAAATTCGGCCTATTCGAAAATACCTCTCTGGGTTTTAACGATTTTTATGTAAACGTAAGACCAGAAGATTTAGTACCAAAAGAAGGAGATTTAATAAACCCAATCTTCCGGGCCTTATCCCAAACGGTAGTTAGGAAATATGCTCCTATAGACTTTTCTAAAAAGGGTGTATTAGAAGCTTCAGTAAATAAGTTACAAGGAGCAACCATATTTGTTGACCATGATATAGAAACTGATAACGTATTAGGTTCAGTAAAAGCTGTAGAATGGCAAAAAGGTTATACCGTTGATGGGTTAAAGGTCCCAGCTGGTATAAATGCTACACTACAGATTGATGGTAAATCGCATCCTACTATTGCAAGGGGATTAGCTATGGATCCACCAGCATATCATTCTGTATCTGTAACGGTAAGTTTCAAATGGGAATGGTCTCATCCCCAACTAGATAACAATGATATGTGGGCACTATGGGGAACTATGGCCGATAACAATGGTAAAATGGAATTAGTAAGAAGAGTAGTAACTGAAATAGTTATGTATTCCGAAATATCTATAGTACCACTAGGAGCTGATCCTTTCGCTAGGCTTTTAAAGGATGGAAAGATAACAAACCCCGGTTTTGTAAAAGACAGAGCTTCTTTATCCGAGAGTATGAAAGAGATGGGTATATACAACCTAGCTCAAGTAGACTATAAACAACCAGAACAATTTTCTTATACAATAACAAACCCTAAATCAGAAACTGATATGGAATTAACACAATTCATGGCTGCATTAGGTCTTCCAGAAGACACTAAATTAGAACAGCTAAAGCTTGACATCGCAGCTGGTGTTACAGCTAAAGATTCCTTAGCTTCTCTAACAGCTAAGAAGGAAGGCTTAAATGTTGAAAGTCTTCAGACCCTTATGGATAACCAAAAAACCGATGATGATAAAGCTATGCTTACATTCGTAAGTGAAAATGGTGGAACAGATTCATTAAAAGAGGTTATCGAGTTCCAACAAACCAAACTTGCTGAGGATAGAGCTGAAGCCGTTAAGTATTACAAGTTAGTAAACAAGGATTCTTTCAAACAAGAGATCGTTGATACTATTGAGAATTCTAATGGTGAGACTCTTAAAGCATTCACTGACCAGTTCAAAGAAGAGTTTGAAACTAAGGTTCCATTAACCTGCCAAGCTTGTGGTAGTGAAGATGTTTCCCGTAAAGCATCTGCCCCTCCTGATACTAAGGATAAATTATCTTTGAAAGAAGAATTATATCGTAAGCAAATGGAGCAGAGTATTGGAAGAATCCACGGTACTAAAGCCGAGTAACCACTCGAGTGAGTTTTACTATTAACCACTAAAATAAACTTTTAAAATAAGATATTATGCCAAGAACATTAGGAACGGTAACACATAGTGTTATAGTATATGGTCCAGAATCACATAAACTCTTTCTAGAGTTTGAAAAGGACGATGCAACAGTTATTGAGCCAGGTAATGCAGTTGTAATGGACGCATCTAACCCAGGCCAGGTATTACCTGCAG